AAATTGTTATGACAATATAACACCATTTGAAATGCCCAAACCGAAAAAGAAAAAGTGGTATCAATTTTTTAAATAATAAGTTATGAATAAAGAGATGGTAAATGGACCTGCACACTATGGTGGAGTAGATAATCCATACGAAGTAATTAAGGTATGCGAAGCATGGGAATTGGATAAAGATGCATATCTTTTCAATGTAGTAAAATATGTAGCCAGAGCAGGTAAAAAAGACCCCCAAAAGGAGCTTGAGGACTTAAAAAAGGCTAAATTCTATCTGGAACGCAAGATAGGTCTGCTTCAAAAATAATTTGGTAAATTCAGAAATTTTTCGTATATTTACATAGTAAAAGAAAAAAAGGGTATATTTAGTTATGTAGGAAGTAGCTACTTAAACCTTAAACTTTAAACAATTTTTTTAAACCTTAAAATCTAAAAAACAATGGACATTTCATTGGCACTCAAGAGATTTAATTCTCTTCAAAACAACACAAAAAAGTCGGACGCAATCTTCAAACCGGCTAACGGAAAATCGGTAATTCGTATCGTTCCGTACAAGTTCAACAAAGATATTCCTTTCATTGAACTTTATTTTCACTACAATATCAATAACAAAACCTATCTATCTCCAATGTCATTTGGTAGACCTGATCCTATTGTTGAGTTTGCAGAAAAACTCAAAAGAACAGGAGATACCGATGATTGGAAAGCAGGTAAAAAAATGGAACCAAAGTTGAGAACTTTTGTACCAGTTATTGTAAGAGGTAAAGAAAATGAAGGTGTTAAATTCTGGGGATTTGGTAAGACAGTTTATCAAGACATTTTGGGATACATCGCAGATCCTGATTACGGAGATATTACTGACCCAATTACAGGTAGAGATATTGTATTAGAAGTGACTTCTGCGGAAGAATCTAATGCAGCATATCCAACTACAACCATCAGAGTAAGACCTTCTCAAACAAAACTAGCAGATGATTCAGAAATGGTAAAGCAATTGTTGGAAAACCAAAAAGAAATTACTGAACTTTATTCAGAACTTTCTTACGCAGAGTTGAAAACAATTCTTGAAAATTGGTTGAACCCATCAGCAGGAGTAGGAGCAGATGATGAAATCGTAGAGGAATTAGAAGCACCCAAACCAAAAACATCAGTAGTTACACCTTTGGCTAAATCAAACCCACAGGCTCAAGAAATCAATGACCTACCTTGGGAAAAAGAAGAAAAACCAAAAGTAAAAGATGATGTAGCATCTGCGTTTGATGATTTATTTAACAATTAAAAATTAGGTTACAATGGCCAAAAGAGAAGAAGATTTAGCAAGTGTGCTTGCTGATTCCCTAAACAAGCAAAACAAAGAAGGTAGAATTGCATATTTTCTAACCGATGATGGTGGAGATGCCCCTACAAACGTTAAGGATTGGTTATCCACAGGAAATGCGTTATTGGATGTAGCAATTTCTAATAGACCTTATGGTGGTTTGCCTGTTGGCCGTATAGCAGAAATTACGGGTTTAGAGCAGAGTGGAAAATCTCTGCTCTCCGCCCATCTGCTAGCCGAAACCCAAAAGAAAGGTGGTGTAGCCGTTCTAATTGATACCGAAACTGCCGTAAATAGGGAGTTTTTGGAAGCAATTGGTGTAGATATATCCAAACTTTTGTATGTTTCCGTTGATACGGTTGAGGGAATTTTTGAAGCATGTGAAACTATTATTGAAAAAGTTAGAACAGGTGATAAAAATAGGTTAGTGACTATTGTAGTTGACTCCGTAGCAGCAGCATCTACAAAGAAAGAATTAGAAGCCGATTACGATAAAGATGGATATGCTACCGATAAAGCAATCATCATTTCAAAAGCAATGAGAAAGATTACTAATATGATTGGTAGACAAAGCATTTGTTTGGTGTTTACTAATCAGCTTCGTCAAAAGATGAACGCAATGGCATTTAGTGACCCTTGGACAACATCTGGCGGTAAAGCGTTGGCATTCCACGCATCGGTTAGACTTCGTTTAAAATCAATGGGTCAATTGAAGGTGGGTGATAAGATTGTTGGTATCAAAGTGAGAGCACAAGTTATCAAAAATCGTTTAGGACCACCATTGAGGCATGCAGATTTCAATATCTTATTTGATAGAGGCATTGATAACTTTAATAGTTGGATATCGGTTATGAAGGATAATAAGATAGTTAAGCAAGGTGGTGCATGGTATGAATATACTGATACCGATACTGGCGAAATTATCAAATTCCAATCAAAAGATTTCCAACAATTAATGGAAAACGAAGATTTAAAAGATCAAATCTATCGCAGAATTTGCGAAACAACAATTTTACAATACAAAAGTTCATCAGCGGATGAAGTTGAAATTTCAACGGACGTAACAAATGAGTCAGATTAATAAGAAGTATTTAGATATACTAAAAGAAATAGATAAAGAGCATAGAGAATACGGTGATTTACATCGTAACTCAAAAACTCTGGTTATAGATGGACTGAATACTTTTATTCGTTCATGGTCAACAGCACCAAACTTAAATGATAATGGTGATCACATCGGTGGAATAGTCGGTACTTTAAAAAGTATCGGCTACGCCATACGAACAATAAACCCTACAAGAGTTATAATTGTATTTGATGGTAAGGGTGGTTCTCAAAGTAGAAAAGATATATACTCCGGATACAAATCGGAAAGAGGTAAGAACAAAATCAAAATGAGATTGAATCGTGCCGCAACCGTTGAGATGAATCCTGAAGAAGAAGGAATCTCAATGAAAAGGCAAATGTCTGCTTTGGGTGAAATGCTATCAACCCTACCAGTTACAATTATGATATATGATGGAATTGAAGCGGATGATGTTATGGCTTACATAGCAACAACATTAAGACAAGAAAATGAAAAGGTTGTATTAATGAGTTCCGATAAAGATTTCCTACAATTGGTAAATAAAGATGTTTCAGTTTATTCACCATCCAAAAAGAAGATTTATAATATCCCTGAAGTAATCGAAGAGTTTGGAATACATCCACATAATTTTATTAATTTCAGAATGATTGATGGTGATAAATCCGATAATGTAGAAGGTGTTAGTGGTTTAGGTATAAAAACAATCATAAAATCATTTCCATTCTTAATAGAAGAAAAACTGCATACTACCGAAAGTATGGTAGAATATATTCAATCGTTGGATAAAAAAACAAAAGCTCACGATTCATTTCTAAATAATTTGGAAATATGCGAAAGAAATCGTAAATTGATGCAGTTATCAGAACCAACATTTAGTGGTAATCTTCGTATGAAAATTATGGATAGATACAACGAACCAACCATTAAATTTGAAAAACAAACATTTTTGAAAACAGGTTTGAAATATAGAATATTAGAATCGTTTTCAGATATAACGGATTGGTTACAATCCACATTTAATTACATAAGTAAATTTTAAAAGTTATGGCAGAAAGATTAGCAAAACCATTGGGAGATAGAGTTCTCCTTACAGAATTACAATCGGAAGCAAGTACAACCGCAGGAGGAATTATTATTCCAGATTCGGCTAAACAAGAAGATGTAAAAAAAGCAAAAGTAGAATCGGTAGGTCCTGGAATTTATACACAGAATGGTGTTTTGATTCCAATGAATGTAAACGTTGGTGATGAAGTTATTATCCCACCATACCACCAAGGAACCGAAGTGAAAATAGGTGGTAACAAATATCTCTTAATGAGAGAATCAGAAATTTTAATGGTTATTCAATAATAAAAAAACATGGAGGAAACAAACTATGAAGTGTATTCAAGCAATTAGAGAAGGTAAGTATTCAAAAATCGGAGATATCAAACGAGTAGATGATACCGATGCACAGGAAAAAGTAACAAGTGGTTATTGGAAATTCATTCCAAAATCAGAATGGAAATTAGCAACTAGAAAACCAGTAGAAGCGGTAAATGATCAAATCACCGACTCGGTAACAGTTTCAGAAAAACAATTGAAGAGAAAAAAAAGTAAATAATGGAAGCAGTAGATACGTTAGTAAAATATGGACAATCGTATCAATCTAAAGTAGTTGCTTCTCTTATCACAGATGTTAAGTTTTTAGAACAAGTAACAGAAATTACTAAACCTAACTTTTTTGAATCTCAAGCAAATCAATGGATTGTAAAGGAAACTCAAAACTATTTTGATGAGTTCAGAGCAGTTCCTACAATGGAGGTCTTTAAGATTAAAGTTGGAGAAATTGAAGATAAGGTTTTGAAACAAACCGTTGTTGAACAATTAAAAAATGTTTATCAACAAATTGGTGCAGAAGATTTACCTTATGTTAAAAAGGAATATCTTACCTTTGCAAAAAACCAAAAAGTAAAAGATGCTCTTTTAAAATCAGTAGAATTATTAAAAGCAGGAGAGTATGAAAAGATTATAGATACTATGACTGCGGCATCAAAAGTTGGTGTGGAATCCGATTTAGGATTGGATTACATTGAAAACTTTGAATCCATTATGGAAGATGTTAAAAGAGAATCTTGTTCAACTGGATGGGAAGTAATTGATGAACTAATGGATGGTGGACTAGGACCAGGGGAACTTGGAGTAGTTATGGCACCATCGGGTATAGGTAAGAGTTGGTTCTTATCAAAGATAGCCTGTTCAGCATTACAAAATGGTATGGATGTATTACATTATACATTGGAATTATCTGAAAATTATGTAGGACAAAGATACACTACAATTTTAACAGGTGTTCAAACATCCGAACATAAAGAAAAGAAATCCGATATTATTCGTAAAATTAAAGCAGTTCCTGGTAGAGTTCGTATTAAATACTATCCACCACAATTCGCATCCGCAAAAACATTGGCAGCTCATATTGAAAAAGTAAGAGCAACAGGATTCAATCCAAAGTTAATTGTTATTGATTATGCCGATTTGTTGAAATCATCCGATAGAGGTAGAGATGGATTGTATGCAGAACTTGGTGGTATATACGAAGAATTGAGAGGATTGAGTGGTGAAACACAAATACCAATTTGGACAGCAACACAAACAAATCGTTCAGCAATTGACCACGAAGTAATTCAAGCGGATTCGGTAGGTGATTCATATAAGAAGGTTCAGACTGCAGATTTCATTATGAGTGTTAGTAGAAAGACTAAAGATAAATTATCTAACACAGGTCGCATTCATATTGTAAAGAATCGCTTTGGACCAGATGGTATGACATTTCCTGCAAAGATTGATACGTTCCATGGAGTTATGGATGTATTCGCAGCAAACTCCGCAGATGGTATAATAGCTACGAAGGATTCTAAAAACGGAGAGAATTTAGAAAAGAAGTTACTACATAAGAAGTATGTTGAAAATATGGGATAATGAGTGAAGTAAGAAGTTACATTGTTGAAGAAACTACGTTTAATCATTCTGTTAGAAAATTTCTAAAGAAATGGCATTATTCGGATTATGTAAACATACAGGCTAAACATACATTTTGTCTTTTTAGAAAAGGGAAGTTTGATATACCGGAGATGATTGGTGTGTGTATTTACACCCGACCTGCCGGTCCATCGGCAGGACAATCATACTATCCAGAATCACCCGATAAAGTTTTGGAATTGAGAAGACTTTGTTTGATAGATGATACTCCAAAAAATGCAGAATCTTATTTTGTAGGTAAAACCCTAAAATGGTTAAAGAAAAATACCGATTGGGAATTTGTATTATCATACGCAGATGAAGAACAAGGACATACTGGCATCATATATAGAGCAACAAATTTTGAATATCTAGGTAAGACTAAGCCAGGAAAAACTTTAGAAGTTGATGGTAAAAATTTTCATATCAGAACACTATCTATGATGGATAGACCGTATGGTGTTGAAATTAATAAAAGATATAAAAATGGTGATGATGGTGTTAAGATAATTGAAACTTTACCAAAGCATATCTATACTTTTTACCTTAAAAAAAAGTAATATAAATATATAAAAATTAAAAATTGTGAATATATTTTTTTTCAAAAAAACTTAAAATTTACTAAAGAAAATGGGAGTCTAAGTCTATTCGTTATATATTTATCTTTACATTTTCTGGTTTTCCTGAAAAAATAATTATTCGCAAATCTTAAAAAAATTAAAATGGACATTTCACAAAGAATTTTATCAGACATTACGGTTTATATGAAATATGCAAAATATATTCCGGAGTTACAAAGAAGAGAAACGTGGGAGGATTTGGTAACACGTAATATGGAAATGCATATAAAAAAATATCCAAAGCTAGAAAATGAAATTAAAGAAAATTATAAATTTGTTTATGATAAAAAAGTTTTACCATCAATGCGTTCAATGCAGTTTGCAGGTAAACCAATTGAAATAAGTCCAAATAGAATTTATAATTGTGCATTTGCACCTATTGATGACTATAGAGTGTTTGCAGAAATTATGTTTCTATTGTTGGGTGGAACTGGTGTAGGTTATTCTGTACAAAAACACCACGTTGAACAATTACCTGAAATTAGAAAACCAAATCCTGATAAAAGTAGAAGATTCCTTATTGGAGATTCTATTGAAGGTTGGGCTGATGCAATTTCTATTTTAGTAAAAGCATATTTCTTTGGTGGGAGTAAACCAACTTTTGATTTCAGAGATATTAGACCAAAGGGTGCAAGATTAATTACATCAGGTGGTAAAGCACCTGGTCCTCAACCACTTAAAGAGTGTTTGATTAAATTGGAAGGTATTTTGGATTCTAAACAAGATGGTGATAAACTTTCTCCAATTGAAGTACATGATATGGTTTGTCATATTGCAGATGCGGTATTGGCAGGTGGTATCAGAAGAGCGGCATTGATTTCATTATTCTCTGCAACTGATGAAGAAATGATTAGCTGCAAGAGTGGTGCATGGTGGGAAACAAATCCACAAAGAGGCAGAGCAAACAATTCAGCAGTTTTGATGAGGCATAAAATTACAAAAACATATTTTATGGACTTGTGGAAAAGAATTGAAGCAAGTGGAGCAGGTGAGCCCGGTATTTACTTATCAAACGATAAAGATTGGGGAACTAATCCATGTTGTGAAATTGCATTGAGACCTTTCCAATTCTGTAATTTATGTGAGGTTAATGTATCAGATGTTGTTGACCAAAACGATTTGAACGAAAGAGTTAAGGCAGCTGCATTTATTGGAACATTGCAAGCAGGATATACGGACTTCCACTATCTACGTCCAATTTGGCAGAGAACAACCGAAAAGGATGCATTAATTGGTGTATCTATGACGGGAATCGGAAGTGGTGCAGTTTTGAAATTGAATATGAAAGATGCTGCTAAAGTTGTTAAAGAAGAAAATAAAAAAGTTGCAGATTTGATTGGAATCAATTCTACTGCAAGAGCAACAACTGTAAAACCCGCAGGAACAACTTCATTAACTTTGGGAACATCATCGGGTATTCATGCATGGCACAATGATTATTATATTCGTAGAGTAAGAGTTGGAAAGAATGAATCAATATATAATCACCTTTTGTTAAATCATCCTGAATTAGTTGAAGATGAGTATTTCAGACCACATGATACAGCTGTAATTGGCATTCCACAAAAGGCACCAGCAGATGCAATCTTCCGTACCGAATCACCAATTCAATTATTGGAAAGAGTTAAAAAAGTACATTCTGAATGGATTAAACCAGGACATAGAACAGGAAACAATACACATAATGTATCTGCAACGGTATCTATTAGAGAGCATGAATGGGATGCAGTTGGTGAATGGATGTGGGAAAATAAGGATTTCTACAATGGACTTTCAGTATTACCTTATGATGGTGGAACATATATTCAAGCTCCATTTGAAGATTGTACAAAAGCAAAGTATGATGAATTGATGAAAACTTTAACGGATGTTGATTTGAGTAAAGTAGTTGAAATGGAAGATACAACCGATTTGAGTGGTGAATTAGCATGTGCCGGTGGTGCGTGTGAAATTAAATAACATGATACACGACAATTTAGTTCAAAATATAATCAATGGAATTTATGACTCTATAAAAGGAAATAGATGAAATTGAATAAAGAAGATAAAGATTTATACTATTTGGAAAATGGTAAAGTGGTATTTACACCACTTTATCATATCCAAAGAGGTAATTGTTGTGGATCAAAATGTAGACATTGTCCATACGAACCAAAATTTGAAAAAGGTAATACTATTTTATGGGAGAAAACGAATCAGCAAAACACAAAGAATTAACAGAACAAATAAGAGAAGCCAAACAAAAACCAAAAGGACCTATAAAGTTCCAAATTCAATTGAATGAAGAACAAAAATTGGCAAAAGAAAAGATATTAAACAATGCAATAACAGTTTTAAGTGGTAAGGCAGGAAGTGGTAAAACACTATTAGCTTGTCAGATTGCATTAGACCTTTTGTTCAAAAAGAGTATTGAAAAGATTATCATTACACGTCCAACAGTTAGTAAAGAAGAAATTGGATTCCTTCCAGGAGATTTGAGAGAAAAGATGGAACCCTGGATGCAACCGATTTATGCAAACTTTTATCAACTTTATAATAAAGAAAAGATTGATGAAATACTTGCAAACGGACAAGTTGAAATTGTACCAGTTGCATTTATGAGAGGTAGAACATT